ACAGCACCATAGGAAGGTGAACCTGCAAAGATAGCATCACCATCTTGCATACAGTTTCCGCTAATCTTAACCAAAGGTACGAACTCTTCGGCTCCATCTGCTGTCACTGAAATTGTGAGCTGACGTATAGCGCTCACATTTGTAGGAACTGTAAACGAACTCGACACGCTTGCCGTTCCAATATTATCCATTGCTTGAAAAGCACCAGTGGCACTTAATTGTGTTTCCGATCTTGATATGACGATTGACATTTTTGTTTATCCTATACTTTAAAGTCTAAAGTATAATTTTGACCCTCCAAGTTTTAATTGAGGGAATTGTCTTCGAGCAAATGCACCAGTAAGAGCTACTATAGAAGATGCGACTAAAGTTTTACGACCTGTATCTGAACTAATAAGATTAATGGCATTACCTGATAAGGTACTGAATGCCTTTCCAAGTTCTCCATCTGTTACATCTTTAAGGACTCCGTCTAAAGTTTTTCCGCTTTTGGTCATTTTTCCGCTGTTTAGGTAATTGGCTATTGCTAATCCGCTAGCCATACCCGTGACTGATGGATGCGGTAAGGATTTTTTCATTCTTCTTGCTCCGTTTTTCTTATTTGGCCTACGTGCTTTAGATCGCTTAGTCCCTGATGAGCGAGATTTAGCAGATAAATAACGAGCTTTAGAGATAAGTTTGTTATCTTTAAAGTACATCATTCTGCCGTTTTTAGCTCTCTTTGCACGTAGTACCATTGAATCTATATACCCAAATCCATTATATAAACACTTTCCCTATCCCAACTACATTTATACCCTAATCACCATCTAAAGAATAATGAGCGAGAACTTATTGACTGCGTACCAAGCGGTACCGAGCTTTGCATTATGGGATGGTGAACACGCTATCCTAAGCTTTACGGGGACATTAGATCAAGACTTCATTAAAGTCGATGCTAATGGAAAAGAACAACATTATTTAGGTATAGAATGTTTGTTAATTTCTCACAGTAATGAGAATTATAAACATCGGCATGATTCGATATGTATTTTTAGAACTGGTAAAGAATCAACCTTAGCGAAATGGGCTTTAGATGAGCGAGGGGGTATTAATAAGACAAATAAGAAAACAGTCTATAAAGTATTCAACAGCAAGAAATTAGGCTTTGACTTGAGAATTGAATCGAGAGATAAATAATGTCTCTTGATTTAAAAGGCATGGATGGCAAGTGGCGTACCTTCTCATCTCTTGATATATGGAATAAACATAAATCAGATGCTGACTTGTCAGATACTGCATGCATGTTGTTAGCTTCAATAGGCAATGAATTAGAAAACATCATGGAGCTCCTAGAGCCTGAGTTAAAGGATTAAGGAGGGGATAGTATAGAAATGGTGTTTAGGGTGGCTTACTTTTGCGCTAAAGTGCATCATTTGCGTATCCCTAGACCCTTTTCTAGTGTCTGTTTTGCGTCTCCTTGCGTTTTGGTTGCGTTTTCAATGATTGGTAAAAATTTCGTGGCCATCGCTTGGACGTACCATGGTTGACCACTTAAATCTTTAGCCATATCGGAAAGCATCGATAATTTTGAACCCTCTTCGGTTTTTCCGATCTCTTTTACAGCATTACCCATTGCACCACTCCAAAATTTAGTTAAACTTTCACGTGCTCTAGGTAACATAAATTCTTCGAAATCATGTAAAGCTTGTTCTCTGATTGATTTTACAATTACTCCCATCGATAACAATAAAGTATCATCTGAATCTTCACTCCTTAACCATTGTTCAATCCGAACTTGAGTTCTATAAGGTATCCAAAAAGTATAGATTATAAGATACAAGAAAAATGAGACTAACCAAATAATCATGAACTGTTGATCGTTCATGAGAGTTTAATTCTAATCCATTCTTTAATGCCTTTTTGGGCATAGCCTTTTCTTATCATGCATGCCTCAATATACAAAGCTCTTGATAATTGATTTTTTAGAAAACTTGGTACTGTATCTTCATAATTTTTTAAGCATTGTTTAAAATCGCTTAAGGTTTTTGGAACGTCTAAAGGCTCCGGTAATAATTCTTCTTTTACTGTGTCTACTATTTCTTCGGCTGATGGTACATCTAAATTTTGCAGAAATTTTAATACATCTCCTAGGACATCCGCTAACTCTTCGACAGAGTGGTAAAGACTAGCTAGAACTACAGGTTTAGGGATATTTAGATCAACGGTTGGTATTGGTTCAGCTATTGCGATTAGTTTAGATAGTGCATCAGCTCTTTTGTCAAAGCGTGATATTAACAACCATAACCCTCCGATAATGACAGGTTGAAGTATAGGTATTGCAATTTGGAAAACTCTAGTAAAATCTACATTTTTCATTAACTGATCCTTTAATGATTCTAAGTCTTTTTCCATTTATATACCTCGATATGGAAATAGGCAAAATAAGCACATTTCGTGATACCAGGGTATAGTTAAACCCCCTTCTAAAACCATATTATCAAACGACTCTTAAATATGCAAATTGTAAGGTCGCTTCTTCGCTTCCTGTATTGTTTGTTAACTTAAAATTCAATATCTTTTGATTTGCTAAACGCCCACCAATAACGTATATATTCCAAACATCAGCCGTTAAAGTTTCTTCATCATCATCAAACAAAGCATGCATTTTAGCCGATGCCGCAGGATACAATTGGTCGTAAGTTCCTCTTAATGTTGCACCGCCAATAGGAGGTGTTAAGTTCATATAATAGACATCGCCACCCATTACAGCCGTAATAGCGTGAGCACCTCCCTCGCTTCCTTTTAATGCAATAAAGAGATCGCTAAAACCTACCATATCTATTGCGTAACCTTCACCTTGTGGAACTGTAACGGTAGCACCATTAGGTACCGCTTCATGGACTGCATCTAAAGTAAAAGCGCTATCTGAAACGGTTATACCTTGCCATTGACCCGTTATTGAATCAATAACTCCCGTAGTTATTGTTGCGTTAACGTTCTGGTCAATGTTTACATGATCATTAACTGCTGTAGTCGGTAATCCTTCTTTGTAGGTTTTACTCCATGGGGAGTTTGTGCGTTTTGCCAAATTTATTCGAACTGAGCTGTAACGACAGCCGATATAGTCGCATTGTCGGTAGTAGCTATTGAAAATTCACAAGAATTTCCCGCTTGTACTGACAGGTTAGTATCATATGTTAATGCATCCATTGCAACAGCACCATAGGAAGGTGAACCTGCAAAGATAGCATCACCATCTTGCATACAGTTTCCGCTAATCTTAACCAAAGGTACGAACTCTTCGGCTCCATCTGCTGTCACTGAAATTGTGAGCTGACGTATAGCGCTCACATTTGTA